CCAACGTTCGGGATCTGGTCGATCATCACAATAAATTCCTGTGTCCGGAAACACACCATTGAAACTGTATCTCAAATAATGCTGTGGATTGTTTGTATCAGCGTACAAAAACAAATTGCTGTCGGCAGATACCACGTATCTATATCTACGCAATTGATTTTGTATCACTGAATGTCTAAGCATAGCGTGGTGTTGATTGCTGGGTCCAGAGACCCAGCCTTGGATCACGCCAACATCTGTGCTTCTACAAGTGTGGTCGTTAACATCTTGACAAAAATCTCCTACTGCTGTGACCCCCATGCTGAAATTTCGCAATATATCCACTTTCTCTTGGTTAGTTTTGCTGGGCACACTTTTGTGATAGACTGCTACTGATATCATGACTGTAAAATCTCTATGGCTTGTCCATTGGCCAATTCAGAGTTGTGAAATTGCCCGTAGGCTAAATGACAGGCCCATGCATGTAATTTATCCTGATCAGGATAATAAGGTGTTTCTATCTTAGCGAGATCTTGCAAAGCCACAGGACTGGCAGCGTTAGCAGGAGCCAAAGTAAACGCAGGTATACCTAAAAATATTGCTTCTGTTGCAGCCACACTGTTGAAAGTAACCAGCGCAAATGCATTCAACAATGCGTGTTCCAAAGTATTATTTTGTACTCGATCAATTCGCAATGGTGCTCTACGGCGAACTACCACTGGACGATCCGTGTGTTGTTTTATGGTAGAAACAGTATCAGAGATCCAGGTGTCAAGATCGATACCATAGAATTTGCAAGGCTTTTCATCCGGTACTGCTACCACAATGTTACGTCCCGATCGCCGCCAATGTTGAAATTTCTTTCCAAATCGTTGCCACCTATCAGCAGGTCTGGACACAATATCCCCGTGTTGTAAATTATTTTTGACGATTCTGTGCCAGGTCTTCCAACGATGATTACCAAAGTATCCAGTGTCAATATAGTAAAAATCGCGGCCATCCTGCCAACATTGTTTCATTATTTTGTGTTTGAGAATGCCACGCAGCACAATGGGATTTTTGCTACCGGCATAATCAAAGTAGTCTGAGTTCACGGGCTCGGCACCGCAGCCATGAGCAAACATGTTGACATACTCATCGCGCCCACCTTGGCTAAGAAAAATCCAATCAGATTTCATTGTGTTGTTCAAATGCTATAGTTTGAAATATATTTACTATAGGACCAATGTCAAAACTTGGAGAAGTAAATCGCAAACAATCCCAAGTTGATAATTTGCAGTTTATGCCCATGGCTGCAAAATGATCTTCAAACTTGATGTCATCGCCCTTGAGTCGATCGCTGAACTTGATCCAAGCAGCAGGTATGCCGTAAGCGTGGGCACAAATAATACCATGCAAAGAGCTTGATACAATAATTCTGCACTGACTGATTTCTTGGGCCACTGTCAGCGGCTCGTCATGCAAAACGTTGATAACCTTATAGCCCGGATAACTCTGTACTACCGTATCATAGTCAACATAATGCGGAACAATACCAATGTTCACAGTCTTGGGCAAAGGTGGGCAGAACAACGGCAATAAAAGTGCAGGATCTCCGTATATTTCTGGGCAACTGCCACCTGCTGCCAGCACACGCTGTCTTGTGTATGGCCCCCTAACAAATTTCCATTCGGCCTCGGGATTTAGATAATCTTGACCAGTCATTGCTCCACTGCCGAAAACTTTTGTGCCGGCAGTGGCCAACGAAGCAATAGAACCTATAGAAATTGCATCGTAATCAGTGTTCTGTAACTGTATTTTATTCCAAAATAATCAAAAATATATGGAGTCAGTACATCACCAAAATTACCAGGTTTTGGGCCTTTTTTCCAAAACAACTTCATTTTGATACATGTTGCAAACAATAATCAGTTAGCATCCTCTCATTATGCCATTCATTACCCTGAGGTGTGTCAGCAAATTCGTGAAAACAAGGTGTGCCCAATGTATAATGTAAGAGTTTGGCCGATTCGTTAGGCCCGTATTCATCAGGCAACCAATTCCACTCAGGTGGTAGTGTGCCGATTCGACTGTCTACTAACCACGAGAAACGGTGGAGCTCACTGCCTGTGGATTGTTGTACGAACTTGGTAGTAAGTTTCCTGTTAGGAAAGCTACGACAATTCCACAGAATAACACTACTCCAATTTTTTCGAGGATAGTCTTCATTTTTTGATCCTAAGTATTTTTCTGTCATTCGGGTTTTGTAATCATGTTTGACTACCATGACGTCTTTGGTTTCGTCGCGCATGTTCCATAGTTCAGCAATATCCCCACGTACTACCATGTCGCCGTCGATGAATATGGCCCAACCTTGATAATCCATGAGATGCGGAACCAAGAATCTTGAGTAGATAAATTGATTTGATCCGTCGGTGTGTGTTTCTGTGTAGTCTTGAAAAAGGTTCAGCGCCACAGGTACAATGGCCACAGGTACACTGCTATTACGTATGATGGAGTTTGAACAAACATGATAAGCAATGGCTTCTCTGGGGTCGTAGCCAACAAATATTGGAATTGGTTTCATCGTCTCTCAATATCCTCTTCCACACAGTTTTCACCGTACTGAATTTCAATTAATTTGAGAGGTTGATCAGTTTCATTGCACAGTTGATGCCACTCGTTTACAGATATCCAACAACTTTGATGTACCTTCATAGCACATTTGACTTCTTGATCTGTAGTGCGATCATTTATGGTATATACTGTGGCTTCGCCTTCGGCTACAAACCAGAATTCAGCACGTTGGTCATGGCGTTGCATGCTCAGACAAGTTTTGGGATTGACTGTGAGTTCTTTGAGTTTGGTGTTCGGGCCCACTTCGTGCAACACACGATAGTATCCCCAGGTTCGATTAGTCTTGGGTTTTTTCCAATCTTCTAAAATCCACGAACTGGAATTCTTTTTGTCCTCGCCACCCACACCGAACACAAACTCCACGTCATCAAACACCATTTCGGGAATGTTATCCCGGGTACGATCCCCACCATTGGCAAAGATGATGTCAGCGTTGGGGTAGCGTTGTTTGACAAGTCTAATAGCATCGCAACTTGACCCATCGTTGTCATTGTAAACAATGACTTCATCTACCATTTTGAGATTGCCTACCACACTTAGTCGTTCTTGCAAGGGCATGAACGGTCGGCCCTTTTTACGAGTCAACCATTCGTCGCTGTTTAGACCGACTATGAGTCGATCTCCTAGCAGGCGTGCGGATTTAAAGTATTCTACGTGTCCGGAATGCAGTGGGTCAAACCCACCAGTTACAATAACGATTTTCATGCAGGTATTTACACCTGGATATCTTCCATGCCTGCAGTTCTTAGACGTACAATATGGCCCATTTGCCACTGTTTGGTTTCGAGGCCTTTCATTACACCAAGCCACCGATTTCTCAGCAGAGCTACTTCGTTGATAATGGTTTCAAAGTCGATCACTTCGTCCTCGCCGTCCACATACTTTTCGGCATCTCTGCTGGTCAGGGCTCGTGCATAAGCTTCCAAATATTTTTGGAAATGTCGGCGACGTATTTTACGCAGTTGAATGTTGAGGTAGTTAAGCACTGCTTCGATCTCTTGCAGTTGGTTGAATCGATGCTCTGTGTGCCCAGGTAGCTCTTTGATGTTGCGTTCTACTAAACCGCCAATGCGACATTCTCGCTTGGCTTCTTCAAGTTCGTGCTCGTAGTGTGCTATAAAGTCCGGAATGTTTCCAAGATTAGCAACAACGCGACTGTACCACATTAATTTTCCCAGTCGTCATCTTCGTCGTAGTCCTCTTCCTCGTACTCTTCTTCCTCTTCCTCGTCATCATTGGAATCGTTGTCAAGATAAGCAATCAGTGCTTTCTTAATATCCGAATCGCCTTTGAAAGCGTCTCGGATATCGTCAACGTCTTCGTCGTAGTTGACCAAGGTAGAGATAAGAGTTTCTGCGGCTTCAGTTCGATCTACTGTGTTGATGTAACGCTTGAGTTCGCTCCAAATTTCGCTGGCAACTTCTGAATGCATTATTCTTCCTCCTGAGTATCAGACGTACTTACCTCAGCTTTCTGATTATTGAAGTCTGCCATGATCTTGTCCAGTGCACCGTCTTCGTTGCTTTCCCAGGC